AAGTTATCCAGCACAGTATTAAACAATACACTCGGTGCTAATAACACATGGGCACAGTATCAAGCAAAAGCAGGGCGCGGCGTTACTTACGAAATTGCCGCAAAGACTACCAATGATCCAAAATTAAAAGCAGAATTCCAAGCAGAGAAAGAGCGCATGGACTCTGATAAGAAAGAAATTGCTGTTAAAGCAAGAGAAATGGAAGCTGTTCGTGAAGAAGCTAAAAAGTCTAGCCCATGGATTGGATATGCAAGCACTGCATACCAACTAGCAATTGTTGTACTATCTGCTTCTATTCTAGCAGTTAGCATGGCAATGTTCTGGGGCAGCTTTGCAGTAGCAGGCGTTGGCATTTTATTGAGCCTTAACGGACTATTCCTGTGGTTCTAATAATATTGTAATTAAAAAGCACCTCCGGGTGCTTTTTTTACGACTGAAATTTAGTAAATACTATAACAGGATCAGGAGCGACCATGGATCCATTAACCCTCTTTGCGCTAGCTAACGGAGCTGTCTCCGCAGTTAAGGCTGGCTGTAAACTCTACAAGGACATTAAAGGCGCCGCAGGCGAAGTTAAGGACGTCCTTAAAGACATGGATGAGCAGTTTAAGAAGCTACATCCTCCAGAAAAGCCTGCTAGTAACGAAGCTAAAAAGCAGTTCATTGAAGAAAAAGAGAAAGTTAAAGAGCTTAATAAGAAAGCCAACGAAGGCGCCGACTTAGGCATTTATCAAGAAATTGGCGAAAAGCTAGGCGAGTACTACGACAACTTCTATAAGTGCATGGCTATTATGGAAGCTGAAGAAGATCGTGCTGAGCACGAAGTTTACACAGGTGACGCTAGTCTAGGTAAACGTGCTCTACAGCGTGTGCTCATGCGCAAGCAACTAGAGCAAATGAGCAAAGACCTACGTGAGCTTATGGTGTATCAAAGTCCTCCTGAACTAGGTGCATTGTACACAGAAGTTGAAGCCATGATGAAGCACATGGGTGCTACGCAGCGTACTCTTATTCAGCAACAGATGCTATCTGATCGTGCTGATATTGCTCGTAGAAAAAAGCGCATGGAACATTTACGAACTGAGATTGCTATCGGTGTTGGTGGATTAATGTTGGCGGCATTTATTGGGAGCATAATGGTATACGTGATACAAGATAGAATTGCCAAATATCCGCATTTGGGCACAGGAATTATTCCTAAAACAGAAGAACAAAGACGACTTGAGGCTGCTCCAAAAACTTGGACAGGAAGATAATGAAGACACCGTGGAGCAGTTTGATACAGTATGGCGTAGGCGCAGCTACAATAGTGGTAATGGCTATTTGTGGGATTATCTTATTAGCAGTAGTAGCTGCTGCTGTTGTACTGTCTAAAATGTTGATTATTATAAGATAATAGAGTATAAAGCTAGCAACGGCGGTTATTTTGGCATTTAAATAAATACATACATAACGACAAAGGAGCGAACTAATGTCAGAAGAAGTTAAAAGCGAGAGCGAAAGCAAAAAAGAAGATTGGATGAACAGTAAATGGCGTCCAATGATGGGTTGGATGTATATGCTAGTCTGTACTATGGACATGGTTGTATTTCCGGTATTATGGAGTCTATTGCAAACCATGACCCATACACAAATTACACAATGGAATCCATTAACATTACAAGGTGCTGGTTTATTCCACATCGCAATGGGTGCTGTTTTAGGTATCGCGGCATTTGGTCGCACACAAGAAAAACTAGGTGGAGCAAACAATGGCGGAGCACAAGCACCAACAAGCAGCCCAGCAGCATTTAGCGTACCTACGCCAACAGCAGCACCGGCCCCAGCATTCGCTGCACCAGCAGCAACAGCACCTAGCTTCAGTAGCGCACCAAAAGTTGCAGCTCCGATGATGTCTAGCACAGGTAAACCAATGCCTGTACAACCACCAGAACCAGAACTATAAAGGAAATTTTATGAAATATCTAGTAGCATTACTTCTATCTGTTGCAGCGTTATCGGCATATTCTGCCGAACCAGCTAAAGCAGAAACTAAAAAAATCTGTGTTGACATCCAAGGTAAGGATGGTAAACCTGTAGTTGATCCAAAAACTAAAAAAGTCAAACAAGACTGCAAAGAAGTTAAAAAGCATAAGAAGCACGAAGGTACAGAAGTGCCTACAAAAAAATAATAGCAGCCTGTCTGTTAATTAAATATAAGGCTGCTTGACGCAGCCTTATTTTTTGTGTATACTAAACTATGGATTATTACTCTGCTTTAGGTGTTGGAAGAAACGCATCACCCGATGAAATAAAATCAGCCTATCGTAAATTGGCGATGAAACATCACCCAGATCGTGGCGGTGATGAAAAGAAATTTAAAGAAATCAGCGAAGCATACGATGTGCTATCTGATCCTCAAAAGAAAAATATCTTCGACTTAGGTGGGGATCCAAGAGGGCAAGCTCACCACGGACATCATCATGCACAAAACGGTCCTTTCGAATTCCACTTCGGCTCGGGGAACTGGAATGATGTTTTTGGGTTTGGGTTTGGACAGCCACGCCATGTTCAGCGAAACAAAACAATTAACATCAATGTAGATGTTACTTTCAAAGAAGTGTTAACTGGAAAGACATTAGATGCCGAAATAACAATGCCGGGCGGCAAATCAAAGATTATTAACATCGAAATTCCGGCAGGTATCAATGAAGGACAACAGATCCGATATCAAGGTATGGGAGATAACAGTATTTCTCAATTGCCTGCTGGTGATTTAATTGTTAACATTCGTGTTATACAACATCCAGAGTTCCGGAAGGACGGTGATTCATTAATTCTAGAGAAATTTATTAGTGTGTGGGATGCAATGCTAGGGTGCAAACTAAGCATCATAACATTAGATGACAAAAACTTAGAAATTACAGTTCCGGCCGGAACCCAGAGTGATACTGTTCTCAGTTGTAGAAATGAAGGGTTTCCAAATATGCGATCTCGTCAAAGAGGAAATCTTTTGATTAAAATCAAAGTATCGATTCCGCGAAACCTCACTGCTGATCAAGCCGAGCGCATAGCTCAACTAAAAACTAATTTCTAATTTTAACTATTGACAATGCCTTAGTATGGCATTACAATTATATTGTAGAAACCTAGGAACATTAAAAACATGATCGAACCGAGTCAAAATCTTCAACACATCTTCGACGATGCTGTACAGAAAGCTAAAGATTTAAATCACGAGTACATTACTATAGAACATCTAATATTCTGTATAATGTGTGATCAAGAATCATATGATATTATCGAGAAGTATGGAGCCGATGCTAAATTTATCAAGTCAAATTTAGAACACTATCTAAAGAATAATCTTGACGATATTAAAGTATCTGATGTCGATCTTAAACCAAAGAAGACTAGCTCTGTAGAGAGAGTTCTCAACCGATGCTTTACACAGGTATTGTTTAGCGGACGACAGAAAATGGAAGTTGCTGATATTATCATCAGCGTACTCAGCGAAAAGAATAGCTTTGGATTTTATTTCCTTACTAAAGGTGGACTTACTAAAGAAAAGTTCATTAAATATTTTCAAGAAAATTTAGAACCAGAAGAAAACGAAGAAGGTCGGATGCCAGTTGCTAATAGCTCACAAATGGAGCGTGTTATCAACACCTTCTGTACAAATCTTAGCCTTGCGGCTAAACAACGTAAAATTGATCCAGTTATCGGACGAGATGAAGAGATAGAAAAAATTCAACTTATTCTTGCTCGTCGCAGTAAGAGTAACGTGCTAATGGTAGGCGAGCCAGGTGTTGGTAAGACTGCTATTGCCGAAGGACTTGCACGTAAGATCCACGAAAAGAAAGTTCCTAAGTTTATTCAGGACCACCAAGTTTACACACTGGACATTAGTTCATTGCTTGCTGGTAGTAAGTATCGCGGCGACTTTGAAGAACGTGTCAAGGCTGTGTTAGCCGCTCTTGAAAAGAAAGGTAACATTATTCTTTTCATTGACGAAGCACATATGATGCAAGGTGCAGGTGCTGCCAACGGTAGCAGTAACGATATGGCTAATATGTTGAAGCCGATCCTTACTAAAGGCACACTAAAGCTAATTGCATCTACTACATGGGAAGAATATCGTAAGCACTTCGAAAAGGATCGTGCGTTAATGCGCCGCTTCCAACGTGTTACTATTGACGAGCCAACTCCAGAATTAGCTGTTAAGATTGTCAAGGGCATTAAGAAGTATTACGAAAAACATCATAATGTTAAAATTACAGATGCTGCTATTGAACAAGCCGTTAAGTTATCAGTCAAATACATGGCTGATAAGAAACTTCCAGACAAAGCAATCGATATTATTGACTGTGCTGCTGCTCGTTATAAACTTAAAGATGATCCAGAAACTGACGGCATCGAACAACTTGTAGACGTTGAACAAATTGTCTATGAACTTAGTAAGATGATTAACATGCCTTTAGAATCTGTAGCGCAGAAAGAATCTAAGAATCTTGCTGATCTAGAAAAAGGAATGAAAGGTGCTGTCTACGGACAAGATACCGCTGTGGAAACTTTGCTTGATAAAATCTTTGTTGCACAAGCTGGTATGAAAGCTCCTAACAAGCCAATTGGCAGCTTCTTGTTCTTAGGTCCAACTGGTACAGGTAAAACTGAAACTGCTAAAGCATTAGCAGAACGTATGAGTATGGAGTTGCTGCGATTTGATATGGGTGAATATCAAGAGAAGCACAGCGTTGCTCGATTGATTGGTGCGCCTCCAGGTTATGTCGGCTATGAAGATAATGCTGGACAACTTATTACTAAATTGCAAGAGCATCCTAATGCTATCTTGTTGTTAGACGAGGTTGAAAAAGCACATCCAGACGTAATGAATATCTTGCTGGCTTTCATGGATAACGGTTTCATTACCGGTTCAAATGGAAAACAAGCTGACGGTCGTAACACTATCCTTATTATGACATCTAACTTAGGTGCTGCTGATAACGAAAAGAACACTATCGGCTTCGGTGGTTTAGATCGCGACGGAGAGGACGACAAGGCGTTGAAGAAATTCTTTGCACCTGAGTTCCGTAATCGTTTAGATGCAGTGATTAAGTTTAGCAAACTAGACGAAAAAGTAGTTGTACAGATTGTCAAGAAGTTCGTTAACGAATTAAACGATCAATTGAAAGACAAAGGTATTAACATTACACTAACTGCCGAAGCTGCTGGATGGTTGGCTGCTAAAGGATATGATAGTAAAATGGGTGCTCGTCCGCTTGCTCGTTTAATTGATAACAAAATTAAGAGTCCGTTGAGTCGTAGGGTATTGTTTGGGGACTTAGTTAACGGTGGACAGATTGATATTTCAATTGTAGACGACGAACTTGCATTTACTGTTTCAGAAATTGTGAAACCTGCTGCAAGAAAGAAAACTGCAAAGCTAGAACAACAATCGGCACCAGAACATGCTCAAGAAGAGAACAACTAACAAGAAGTTCTACGGTAAATGGTTATACAAGGTATCTTTAATGGTACCTGGTATAGCTATCTTACGAGCTAAGTCACTAGTAGAAACAATCGAATACATCGATAGCAATCCCGACGTCGGCCATTATTCTAGACATAACATCTATTATAAGGCTCACGCAAACCAGATTGATATCAGACGAGTATGCCAATTGTTAAGTGAGCTAGATCCAGAATCATGGTTTAAACGTATTGAGCATTCAACTATCGATATCTACACCAATGACAAAGATTTGTATAACAAAGTGTGTAGCGATTCCACGGTAATAAATTGTTTTGAACCTGTAAATGAGCTGTTAGAAAATACCAGTCAATACACAATCTTTGCCAATAAATTACCGCACGATAAGTTTCAGTATAAGGTGTATCTTAGACCTCACAATCTTGCTAAAGATCGAATCGCGAAACATCAATTTATTGATTGGATAGTTGCGCAGGATGATAAAATTCGCATCAGCGAAAAAGTCAAAGAATGGTTTATTGCAACAGACTGGAATTGGGATCGGAGATACGTTCTTGTTGACAACGAGCAAACACTGTTATTGTTAACTATGCGTAGTTCGCCAGCTGTCGGAAAGGTGTACGAATACAAAGTTGTCGATAAATAAGAGATGTCCAACGAAAGTCGCTTATTATTAGAAAATATTACCGCAGAAGCAGTTAACACTGACTACAGCTACGGAGAAAAACAGCCAGGTGCAGGGTTTTATCGACTAGATAATCCGTTGCACACTGCTGTTTATACATTCAATTCCTGCAATGGCATTGTTAAGATTCAGGGCACCTTAGCAATGTATCCATCCGACGATGATTGGTTTGACATTGACAACACTACAGTAGGCGGGGACAGCAGTGTTATCGGGGAAGAAGATGTTGAAAACGTATCTTTCAGCCGTAACTTCACTGGAAATTTCGTCTGGATCCGTGCTGCATACAATCTGCAAGACGGTACAATAGTGTCTATCCGTTATAATTACTAACTTCCGCTGAACGATAAATATAGTATGACCTTACGGAACATACTATGAGAGATCTTATTACTAAAATTGAGCTTGCCATGTTTGAGACGGCACTAAATGCTGGCAATCCCTTAGAAGATTACAACGCAAAGCGCAAAGCTCTTCAAGACTTACAAGCTGATCCCGAGTCCAAGGATCCTGAAATTAAACGTGCTATAATGCAACGTATGGCAGATCTCGACAAAGAAGCAAAATCGCTAGGACTTAATGTCGGAGGCGACGAATAATGCTACTACGCGAAATGTTTTCACCTATTGGTGCTCCGGCTGACGATCAACAAGACATCGACTGGATCGGTGATTTAAAATTCTTTATCGACAACGATAATGCTATGTTGAATAAGCACTTTTTCCCTGCAATTAAAACACACGAAAAGCACAAGGGACACCCTAATGCTTACAAGATTTATATCAAACCACTAGAAAGTTGTCTTGGTGCTTACACTGAAAAGTTCGAAGTAGAAGATGTTGGCTCGAAATTCCCCAAAGAAAAGATTATCGAGTTAGCAAAAACTATGGCCTTACAACAAGAAAGATTCATGGAACGAGGTGATTACAAACCATGAAACTTCTAGAGTTGTTTGAATCAATTGACAAGGTCAAGCATGCGACATTCTGCTTCGGTAGGATGAATCCGCCTACTGCCGGTCATAAACAACTCATTGATACAGTTGCCAACCAAGGCGGAGACTATTTTATTTTTCCTAGTCGTCCTAGCCCAAAAACAAAGAAACTCAAATTAGCTAATCCATTAGATGTCGAAACAAAGATTCATTTCTTAAAATTAATTTTCTCGTCACAGGCACAGCATATCGTAGACGATCCAAGTCTTAACACATTCCTCAGTGTATGTACACACTTATATGACAAAGGTTACAATCATGTAACTATCGTTGCAGGCAGTGATAAACTAGATACCTTAATCTCTTTATGTAAAGAGTTTAACGGTGTGGAAGGCAAAGCACATGGATATTACAAGTTTGAAACTATTTCTAAAAAATCAAGCGGTGCTCGAGATCCGGACGGTGAAGGAATAGAAAGTGTTAGTGCTACCAAAGCTAGAGATGCTGCCGAGAAGGGCGATATTGAAGAATTTAGAAAACTAACAGGCGCAGGCGAACATGCCGACGAAATGTTAAGTGCAGTTCGTAAAGGACTAGGCATTAAAGATACAGAACACGCAGGATAAATTATGAAATCAAATGAATTTATTGTAGAAACAAAAACAATTAAAGCAGAGAAGCCTCGCAACTTTGTTGCCAAGAACGCCAAGATGGGCGGCGCCGGCGCACACAAAGATAAAAAGAAAGCTCAGAAGCAAGGCGACATTAAGCATAGACAAAAAGAAGTTGCCGAAGAGGCCGATGGTTCTAAAGTTCAGCAAATCGAAGCTATGATTTCTCAGCTCGAGCAACTAATGCCTGCTGTAATGCAACTTCAGAAAAACCATTACGAGTTTCAAGCTATTGAAGACGAGATAATCGGACTTACAGATCCAGTTAGCCAACTAAGCGACAGTTCGGCTAGGGTTGATATGAAAGATGCTATGGAAAATGCTGTTGAAGCTATCCGTAAAGCAAATGGTGCAGTTTATGAAATCGAGAAGGCACTAAAGTATTTGATTAAGTCCGCTAACTATTCCCTAGATGATGCAAGAGACGAATCAGAATATGAATCCAGATTCGGCGGTGGCCCTAGTCTAGAAGAATCAGATATACCATTTGCTGGAAAAAAAGTAGGACAGAAAGCAGGTCCTGCTGGACAACTCAAAGGCAGAGATCCTAAGGGTTATCCTAAGAACAAGCTAGTTGGTGGATAATGAAACAATACAAGATCACTACCGAAAATCTAAATCAAGATAGCACAGACGACTGTGTTCTTGATCCTAGTGACCCTATCTACGAACTAAAGTCAATTAAATACTTGGCTGGTTTAGGTCACGAGGCAAGACTTCACGAGTATCGTGTTGATCAAGGTAGCAACATTAGTGTTACTGGAATGCAGAATCAGCAATTAGAAAAAGAACACAACATTAAGCCCGGAACACCCGAATGGTTTAAATTATGGTTCAGCAAGCCTTATCTAACTGGTGAGAAGAAAGTATGAGAGCCTTTGAAATAATCACTGAAAAGAAAAAAGGCAAGGATGGTAAAGCCTGTTGGAAGAACTATCGCTATAATGGTACTAAGAACGGCAAGGACTCCTGCGTTAAAGTGTCCGAGGCAAGGATTAAACCTACAGGAAACGATAGCGCACAAGCATGGATTGATTACTTTCTTACCAGCGATCATCCTAGTCTAAAAGGTAAAGATCCTGATACACTAAAGCGTATGGCACTAGGTGCCAGAAGTCGCGCTGTTAACAATCCTCCTAAGCCAAAGCCAACATTTAAACCAAGTAAACCAAATTCTACTGCCAAATATTGGTGGCAAGAAAAAGACGAAAGCGTAGAAGAAGGTTGGAAAGACTGGGTAGCCGGTGCTGCTATTGGTGCTGCTGCATTAGGGGGCGCAGGTGATGCAGAAGCTGCTAAGAAGAAGCCCGTAGAAAAACCAGCAGTTGTTCAACAAGTTAAAAAACAAGACATTAAGAAAATTGATCCTTTAAAGCAAGTTAGCAAGAAAGAAATAGCAAACACTGTTACTGGTAATCCTCACGAAGTTCTTTTAAAGAAGGCTGCGGAGAAGAAAGGTATTACAGGTCCAGAGCTTGCTGCATTTTTATCACAGTGTGCTCACGAAACTATGGACTTCAAGTATATGAAAGAAATAGGTGGCAAGTTAGATTTTAAAAAATACGACATTAGATTTGCTCCTAACAAAGCAAAGACTCTAGGAAATACCAAGCCCGGCGATGGTGCTAAGTATTCTGGTAGAGGTTATATTCAATTAACGGGCAAGTACAATTACTTAGAAGCGTCAAAGGCAATTTACGGCGACGATCGATTAGTTAAGAATCCTGAATTAGTAGAGAAGCCAGAGGTTGCTGCAAAGACATCTGTTTGGTTCTGGCAAAATAGAGTAAGTAATAAAGTTAAAAACTTTGATAACGTTAAAGATGTTACCAAAGGTATTAACCCCGGGATGAAACATTTAGATCAGCGCAAAGATAAATTCCGTGACTTTAAGTTGGCAATGAGATGAGATACCACGAATTTATTACAGAACGAATGAGTACTGGTTGGGTCAAACCATGGGTTGGCTCAAGCATGCCTCCAGTAGCCGCTAACGGTGTTAATATTGAATGGTATTCGAAGTTTTTTAAAAACTTAAACAAAGGAGCCGCATTTAAAGAATGGGCAAAATCTAATGTTAACGGTCCTATAGTTATTACTCCTAAATTTGTTGATGACTCTACTGCATCCGGAGCAGTACTAGATGCCGAGCATCTATTACACGAAGAGCCAGTAAAGCACGAAATTGTATTAACAATAAATGTAGGTGCAGAGATTGATAATAGCAATCTTCCTAAACTTGTAGATAAATTAGGGTCTAGACTAGTACACGAACTAAATCATGCACATCAAGTTACCCAACAAATGAAGACTAGGAGTGCAGGGGAAATTATGGATTTATCAAATAGTCCGTTCTCTAAACAGCCTCCTGTACCAAAGAAGAATTCAAACGAAGAGCATTTTCAGTATCTTCTAAATAATCTAGAGCGTGATGCTTGGGTATCCGAAGTAGCAACTGACATACAGAATGCCGTCGGAGACCGTGCTTTAAAAGTATTAAATGGCGTCTTGCAGCAAGTTAAAAACCAAGAGTATGCTGTAATAGGTCCTAAGATAATTCAGCTTCCTATGCTACATCATTTATACCTAGCTACTAAGTATTATGGTGGTTATTTGAAAAAGGGTTCAGCAGGAACTTGGCAGCAGATTAAGAAAGAGCTTTACGGTTATCTATCTAGATAATCAATAAATAATACTATGAAAATTAAAGAATTACTCGAAACAGCATCAGCAGGATCAATGTCTGCTGGAAATTTCGGAGTAGGTGTAGTTTATCCTAATAAACCAGGTAAACAGCCAAAAAAGAACAAAAACGGCACAGCGCCAAACGCTTTAGACTTAAAAGGAGCCAATTTACTAACCGGCGGCTCTTTAGTAAAAAGATAAATACATTATGAACCTTTAGGATCAAGGAATTTAAAAAATGGACTTCAAATCAATTATCAGCAAAATCGAAAGCATCGATGGCCCTATCGTTACACCACAGGCCCCACAGCTACCAAAATCTATGCAACTTAACGAAGATGCACAGTTACGTGTTCTAAGTGGCCGTACTACTTACGTTGCCGAAGCTAAAAAGCAAGCTGAAGAAGACGTTAAAGAAGAAATGAAAGTAGGTGATAAGAAAGCATCATCTACAGGCGGAACTATCGAAAAGACTAAGACTGGTGTTAAGCACACAGCTGGTAAGAACTACAGTGGTGATAATGCTCCTGCAGACGACGAAGATGATTCACCTAAAGAGAAGAAAGCTAAAAAAGAAAGTATTGATCCTGTATTCAAGTCTAAGTTCATGAAAATGGTCGAAGCTAAGAAGTCCAGTAAAAAGAAGCCAGATGCTGACAACGACGGTGTTCCAGATTGGGCAGATGAAAAGCCAGGTGCCGATGACAACGAAGGTAAAGCAAAAGGTGGTAAGCCAAAGAAAGGCGTAAATCCATTTGCTAAGAAAGAATCAGTAGAAGAAGCTGCCGACATGAAAGTTGGTGACAAGAAGAAGTCATCCACAGGTGGCGAAATCGAGAAAACTAAAACTGGTCTAAAGCACAAAGCAGGAAACGCTTATAGCGGTAAGGCTGCTGAGAAAGAAGAGAAGAAGACAGACGAAAGCAAAATGATGCTAAAGGGCAAAAAGCGTCCAGTTAAAGAAAGTGTAGAACAAAAACTTTCCTTCCGCGACATGATGAACTTAGTCGTCGAAAGTGGTGGACAACAACAAATCGACGCTGTAGATCAAGAATTGTTTGCGTGGGCACAACGTGTCGCTAGAACTAAAATTGGTGAAGGCATGAAAGCTGAAGTTTACGCAGGTATGGTTTACGAGCGTATGGGCGGCGTATTTGAAATGTACGACGTACTAAGCGAAGACAAAAAGTAATTTAACCAATTACTACACAAAGCCAGTCGTTAAGTTGACTGGCTTTTTTTACGGCTGTATAATAAATGCTTATAGGAGATATTTTATGTCAACAAGAATGTATGGCCCTGAAGAGAAAGCAAAACTAGAGCGTTTGATTAACGAAGGTTCTAATGTACTACGAGAAGTTGAAGACTTAAACGAAGGACTAAAAGAAACTGTTAAAGCAGTTGCTGAAGAACTTCAAATTAAGCCAAGTGTTATCAATAAAGCAATTAAGATTGCACACAAGGATAACTGGAAAGATCATGAACAAGAATGGAATGACATTGAGATGATCCTTGGTGTTACTAAGCGCCTGCCTGAATGATTGCCTTTCTAAAAGGAGTCTATAACTGGGCAAGCCATGATTTCAAGGAATGGCCGCTAAGGTTTGTTCTCGAAATCGTGGCGTGGTTTATGAGTCTTGCATGTTCGCTAGTTTTAGCAGCAGGTGCAACTGACCCACTGTTTATTTGGCTCTACCCTATCTTCATTACCCAATGCGCTATTTTTGGCTGGGCGGCATGGACCCGTAAGAGTACAGGTATGGTAGCAAATTATATTTTGCTAGTCACTATCGACTGTATTGGGTACATTAGACTAATAAATATGTAAGAATAAGGTAGGCGGGCCATAAACCGCAACACAGGTGTTTGTCAGCCACAAATGACATTAGGAGAAAAATGAGTTACGTAGACGCTTTCTATGACAGAGAGCAGGATATGATTAATGTCGTTGAACGAGACGAAAACGGTCAAAGACAATTTAAAGAATATCCCGCCCGTCATATATTTTATTACCCCGATGCCAAGGGTAAATTCACAAGTATTTTTGGACATCCACTGTCCAGAGTAAGTTCTAAGAATGTCAAAGAACATAGAAAAGAACTTGCAATCTATTCCAATAAAAAACTATTCGAAAGCGATATCAACCCAATCTATCGTTGTTTAGAAGACAACTACCTTAATCAAGATGCACCTAAGCTAAACGTAGCTTGGTTCGACATTGAGGTAGACTTTGATCCAGAACGTGGTTATGCTTCTCCTGAAGATGCATTTATGCCAATTACTGCTATCGCTGTCTACCTACAATGGATGGAAACAATGGTATGCCTAGCTATTCCTCCTAAGACACTATCTATGGAAGAAGCGAAGAAGCAGGTTGAAGAATTTCCTAACACTATGCTGTTTGATAACGAAGCAGACATGTTGGATACATTCCTAGACTTGATTCAAGATGCAGATGTACTAAGTGGTTGGAACAGTGAAGGCTTCGATATTCCTTACACCGTTAACCGTGTTACTAAAGTTCTAAGCAAAGAAGATACAAGACGTTTCTGCTTATGGAATCAATTCCCAAAGAAACGAGAGTACGAAAAGTATGGAAAAGCGGCTGTTACTTATGATCTTATTGGTCGTGTTCATCTGGACAGTCTCGAGCTGTACCGTAAGTACACATATGAGGAACGCCACACCTACAGATTGGACGCTATTGGAGAGATGGAGATAGGCGAGAACAAAACTGTCTACGAAGGAACGTTGGATCAGTTATACAACAACGACTTCCGTAAGTTTATTGAGTACAACAGACAAGACTGTATGCTGTTAGATAAACTAGACAAGAAGTTAAAGTTTATGGATCTTGCTAATACACTGGCACACGAATGTACGGTTCTATTGCAAACAACTATGGGCGCTGTTGCTGTTACAGAACAAGCTATTGTTAACGAAGCTCACAGACGCGGATTCATTGTTCCTAATCGTACAAAACGTGATGACGACTTTAGTAATCAGGCAGCAGGTGCGTATGTTGCCTATCCGAAGAAAGGCATCCACGAATGGATCGGTTCCCTTGATATTAACTCACTGTATCCTAGTGCGATTCGTGCGTTAAACATGGGTCCAGAAACTATTGTAGGACAGTTGCGCCAAGATGGTACTAAGGCAGAAATCGAAGCAAAGATAGCCAAGGGCATGTCATTTGCGGCTGCATGGGAAGGTAAGTTCGGCAGTGACGAGTACGAAAGTGTAATGAATCGGGATGTTGGTCGTGAAATTACCATCGACTGGGAAGATGGTGGTAGCGATACATTAAGTGCTGCACAGACATATGATTTAATCTTTGACAGCAATCAACCTTGGATGATAAGTGCTAACGGTACTATCTTCACTTACGGCAAAGAAGGTATTATTCCCGGCTTGCTGAAACGTTGGTATGCCGAACGTAAAGAAATGCAGGCTAAACTTAAAGCAGCCATTGCAGCAGGTAACAAGATTGAAGAAGAGTATTGGGACAAGCGACAGTTGGTTAAGAAGATTAACTTGAACAGTTTGTACGGTGCTATCCTTAACCCTGGTTGCAGATTCTTTGATAACCGTATTGGACAATCAACTACACTAACTGGACGAGCTATTGCTAAACACATGGCTGGTAAAGTAAACGAAATTATTACTGGAGAGTTTAATCACATAGGTAAGTCAATTATCTACGGTGATACAGACTCATGTTATTTCTCAGCATACAACACTCTAAAGAAAGAGATAGACAAAGGAGCAATTCCTTGGTCCAGAGAATCAGTCATTGAACTTTACGATACCATAGGAGAAACTGTTAATGATACATTCCCAAAATTCATGCAAGATGCTTTCCACTGTCCAAAAACAAGAGGAGAAGTTATCAAAGCAGGACGAGAAATTGTTGCAAGCAAAGGTCTGTTCATTACTAAGAAGAGATATGCCGTACTATACTACGACAAAGAAGGAAAACGTGCCGATCTCGACGGCAAGCCAGGTAAGATCAAGGCTATGGGGCTCGACCTCAAACGCTCAGATACCCCGGTTGTTATCCAAGACTTCTTAAGCGAAGTATTAACACAGGTCCTAAACGGGGCAGAGAAAGAGGATGTACTAGAATACATTACTAACTTCCGTACAGAGTTTAAGACTAGACCGGGTTGGGAGAAAGGATCTCCTAAACGTGCTAACAATATTTCACAATATCGCGAAAAAGAAAAGAAGGCAGGCAAAGCAAACATGCCCGGGCATGTTCGAGCAAGTCTTAATTGGAATACTTTGAAGCGTATGATGGATGACAAATACAGTATGAACATTGTTGACGGTGCAAAGGTAATTGTTTGTAAATTAAAAGACAATCCTATGGCATATACTTCAGTGGCATACCCGGTAGACGAACTACGTTTACCACAATGGTTTAAGGATTTACCTTTTGACGATGCACTAATGGAAACAACAGTCATTGATGAAAAGTTAGGTAACTTAATCGGTGTTCTAGAATGGGACATCAGTTCAACACGGAACGATAACACGTTCAACAAATTATTTGATTTTGAGTAAATTGCTGTTGCATTTTATCCACGATCTAAATATAATATTAATATACATGGAGAATCTTTAATGAAAGATATTTTACAAGACATCGTTAGTCACACACAAAACCTAGGCTTTTTAACTACAGTCAAAGTTACAGGCACCGCAGAAAAAACATCATTCAACGCTATTGCCGATGATCGAGGTGTTATTATGGAAGCAGAAACTGCTGTCCCTAATCCAAACATGCTAGGTGTGTTCGGTATGCCACAACTAAACAAGTTGAAATACTTGTTAGACGGAACTGAATACCAGGAAGAAGCAAAAATTAATGTTAAGTTCGCTGAACGTAACGGAGAAACTATTCCTGTAGGCCTGCACTTTGAGAACAAAGGTGGGGATGTTAAAAACGACTACGGATTTATGGTACAAGAAATCATCAATGAAAAGATGAAGACTGTTAAATTCCGTGGATGCAAGTGGGATGTAGAAATTGAGCCAAGCGTTGCCGCTGTAAATCGTTTCAATTTCCAAGCAGGTGCAAACAGTGAGCATCCAACTTTCCTAGCAAAGACAGATGGTACTAATTTAAAGTTCATCTTCGGTGATGCTAACACACACGGTGGCGAGTTTATCTTCGCTACTGATGTTACTGGCAAGTTAGATCGTGGTTGGACTTGGCCTGTTTTGCAGATCTTACCTATTTTGAAATTAGCAACTGAAGGCAATATTGCCAAGATGAGTCTTTCAAATGAAGGTGCTATTCAGATTACACTAACTAGTGGGCTTGCTACCTACAAGTATATCATCTTAGCTCAGGCCTAAATATGATTAAGAACATTACTCCTTCTGGACGATATGTTCAAGTCACTGGCGGGAATGCCAGCACCTACGTTAACGGAAACTACGGAGCGCAAGGTGTTGGCAATATGCGGTACAACACTTCCAGTCAAACCATGGAAGTGTTTGACGGGTCTAGTTGGGTAATGCTGAATATGGATTATGCTAGTGTTGGACTAACTGGCGATGCAGAATCATTACTAGATTGGGCCCGTGAGAAACGCAACGAAGAATTGATGTGGAAGAGCTTGGCAAAAGACAATCAAGCTGTTAAAATAGCATTAGACAATTTAGAAAAAGCAAAACGTCAGCTGGACATAACAGCAAAACTAGCGAGAGAATATGACACAACCAGTTAACTTATCACCACTACAGAAAGACTATGCAGTTTACCTACCTGCGATTAGTTCGTTCTATAGTACCTACATAGCAAAGCAAAGGCTAGAAGAATTTATCCCCAAAGATCGCGTCCCTGCAGGATTTGATCGTGGTATCGAAGGCATGAACTTCTTAAATCCAGAAGCAGGATACTTTACATATAAGTACGGTCTGTACTCTGCGGGTCACGCACAACTTAATCTTGAAAAGAGTGTGATTCAAGAATCAATGATTCAGCAACGAGATAGAGAAAATACTATCATTGTAGGTGACTCTGGTGGATATCAGATTGGTAAAGGCGTTCTTAAATTTGATTGGTTAAACTTTGACGGTGAAAGTGCTAATAAAACTAGGCTAGATATCTTACGTTGGTTAGAACTTACAGCAGATTGGTCAATGATGCTTGACGTTCCTACATGGGCATGCGATCACATCCATCAACCTAAGACCGGACTAAAGGACTTTCACGATTGTCTAGATAAAACTAAATTCAATAATAAGTTCTTCTTAGAGAATCGCGATGGCAAGGCTACAAAGTTCTTAAACGTTCTACAAGGTAGTGACTGGGATACTGCCGAAGAGTGGTACAACGGTGTTAAAGAATTTAGTGACACAAAAGTATGGGGTGATAAAGCCGCAGAAGGTTGGGCGATGGGTGGTGCTAATATGTGCAAGATGCCTATTACACTACGCAGACTTATTACTATGAAGTTTGACGGAATGCTAGAAGGTAAGGATTGGATGCACTTCTTGGGTACTGCACAGCTAGACTGGGCATGTTACCTTACACTAATCCAACGTCAGGTTAAGAAAATCAATCCTAATTTTACAATTAGCTTTGACTGTGCTTCGCCGTTCATTGCAACTGCACACGGACTTGTTTATACTAATGCGCAACATACTAACAAGCGATTTAGTGTTATTATGGACAAAGCACCAGACACTAAAAATCTTTCCGGACGACACGAGATTCCGTTTCCTTTTGAAAGCAATTTTGGTAAGAGATTGACTATTGCTGACATTTGTCATTATGCTCCGGGTATGTTAAACAAGATCGGAAAAGAAGGTAAAACTTCTTGGGACTCGTTTGCTTATGCTCTAATGATGGGTCATAATGTTGAATGCCATATTACTGCGGTACAACGTGCTAATCAATTAATGGATATTGAAATTGCTAAATTTAATCCTAACTGGAGAATGTTTGGTATTGAAGGTAAGAAAGAAAAAGATTACAGCGAATGGGTTCCTAATAAAGTACTGTACTTCAATAACTTTGTAGAAGAACTGTTTAGTAAACCAACTAAAGAAGAAGCATTTGACATGATTGAAACTGCTTCAAGATTCCTAGTTAGCCTCGAAGGTGCTCGACTACAAGGTGGTCCAGTAGCATATGCCAATAAGAGTTTAATTATTCATGACGATGGTAAGAAAACTAAAGAGGTAGAATTCGACCAACAAGATGACGATGACTTACGAGTGTTGGAAGAACAAGTAAAGGAGTAACTATGTACGAAAATCGTATCAAGCACTTAGAAGAAGCGCATAGAGTATTAGATAAACAAATTGATACTCTAGAAAAAAATGGGCTTTTTGAAGATCTTAAACTTGAAGAATTGAAGAAACAGAGGTTGCATCTTAAAGATGAGATTGTTATACTTAAACATAAGCAAGATAATCATAAATCTTAACAATGCAATCATTTACACTTACACAGACACAGATAAAGACATTAGCAGAACTTGCTAATCACTTTAAAGAAATTCCGGAATTTGAAATCA